CTAGGCATGGTCCCACGCCATGACGGCCAGGTCAACCGCGAGGATCGGAGAAGACAGGCGAAGGATGACCCGGTCGCCGACGGCATGGGGCGGCGCAGCAGCCTCCCACAGCGCCATGGCTGCGAACACACCCAAAAAGACGGCAAGGCGGATTGTCGGTTCGGCGGCAAGGACGATCTCAGACATGGCAACGAACCTTTGGGTTTCGCAAAGCGTTAAAATGCTACCATTTAACTTATTTTTTGAACATTTGGCCATCGGCGAACATGATGTCACTCGGGGCAAAGGCTGCGCTGCTGGAGGAATACGCAGGCGTCGCGCGGCGCTCGTCACCAGCCGCCGCGACGGCAAGGCAATGATCGACCGGCTGACAGACGCCAAGACACGCGCGCTCATGGACCTGCTCCGCGTCGTCGCCGAGCCAAACCTGACGCAGGGTCGAGCGGATCGTTGCAACGCTGGACCCGGCCATCGAAATCGTGGCCTATTGCTGGGAGCCCTGCTGCATCTATGCGCACCTGGCGGTCGCAGCCCCGCACAGGATCGGCTTCAGCGGACGTCGCCGCGAAGGCGGTCTGCTGGAATGGCGGTAAGACTGACGGGCGGTGCTCAACGGTTTTCATTGAGCCGACGATCTCCGAAAGGACACCAAACTATTTCCGCAAAGTAGCTTGGCCGCACTCACGAAAAAACGGCCACGCGCAGGTCGATACGAGGGGTCACAGACCAGAGGTGAGCATCGCCAAACTCGGTGATGTCATCGGCCCGCCTTGCGACGACGCGAACCAGTACGGGCGCGCCGCCGTCGGCGATATAGACCGCGTCCCGGCCGATGTTCGGATCGCCGAAGAGCGCGCCCAAGGCGGCGGCGAAGGCGCTCATCAGAACGTCGCGTTCAGTCGCACCCGGCCGATGGTGTCGCCCGCGCCGCTCGCCACCGCCTCGACGGCCGCGCCGATCAGCGTGTTGTCGGTCGCGACCGTGGTGCAGCGCTTGTTGGTGTCGTCCCAATAGACCTTCGCGCCGACGGTCCAGGCCTGAGAGCCGACCTTGGTGATGTCGAACACGCCGACGAGCGCGGTCTCGACAGGCGCGCCGATGGCGGCGGCGCCCGCGGCGATGCCGAAGATGGCGCCGACTAGCAGGCCATCGCCGGGGCCGACGGCGTAGGGCGCGGTCAATGTGATGGTGTTGCCGGGCTGGACGTAGTTTTTCATGGGGAGGATCCTCGTGGAAAGACGAAGGGCGGCCCGATTGGACCGCCCGCATGTCAAGGTTCAGGTTGGGTGCGTTACGCGCCCGGGTTCTTGTAGAGACCGCGCCAGTCGATGGCCTTGGCGCCGAAGTCGAGGCGGCACTTGATCTCGACGCCATCGACGTCGAAGCCGTTGCGGGTCTCGATGTAGGCGCCCTGCTGGCCCTCGAGATAGGCGTACTCGATGGTGTCGATCTGGTTCGGGCTGGCCGCCAGATACCAGGCGGTCTCGCTGGCGGCGTCAAGCCGCGGCTCGCTGATCGGCGCGAGGGTCCGGATCGATTGCGGTACGACGTTGGAGGTTGCGGCGGGCACGAGGTTCTGAGCCACCATCTGCTCGGCCTTCAGTTCCAGCGAGGCGGGCACGATCAGGAAGGCGGGACGGACGTTCAGCACAGTCTTCTTGTCGAGCCCGGTCTGCTTGGCCATGGCGGCGCGGGCCGCGCCGACAGCATCCACCGCCAGCGCCGTGCCGGTGCCCGCGAGGTTCTTGTGCGTGGTGTGGAACAGCGCGTTGCCGTCGGCCATCGCCGGGTTGGCGGTGATGATGCCCCAGACCACGTCCGACTCCAGCTGCGCGATGGAGTTGCCGTACATCGCCGGGATGCGGGTGAAGGCGTCGAGATCGTCGTTGATCAGCGTCTGGCGGGTGATGGCGACCACACGGCCATAGGTCTTGACCTTGTAGCTCTCCTTGGACTCGCCGAGCGTCCCGCGCTTGAACTCGCCGCTCTCGCCGACCTCCAGCAACTGCGGGGCTTCGCCGAGCTGAACCCTGTGCATCGCCTTGAAGTCGGTGGCGAGCACCTGGCGGCAGAACAACATGAACGTCCGCGGATAGGCCTCGTAGGCCTGCCGCAGGGTCTTGTTGGTGACGGCCGAGAGGATTTCGGGGAAGTCCGAGGTCGAATGCAGCGACCGGGTCGCCACCTCGTCGCGCGACAGGCCGCGCGTGTTCACACCGGCGTTGCCGAGACTTTCGCGGGCGAGTTCCAGGAGCGACATGCCGCGATACTGGCGGGCGGCGTCCTCCAGCTGGAACAGCGTCGGGCTGTAGCGGTGCAGCAGCGCATTCGCCACGGCATCGCGGCGCGTGATGCGCTCATCCCGTCCGTCGAGCGGGACCGACACTTGGCTGAAGGTCCGGGTCTCGTCGGATTTCGCGGCGACCTGATCGAGGATCAGGCGGCGGGACTCGTCGATGCTGACCCCGCGCTTGACCAGGTCCTCGGCGAAGCCGCGCTCGAGGTTCAGCCGCCCGGCCAGATCGTAGATGGTGGAGACGCGGTCACGCTCGGCCTCGCGGGCGCGGGTGGCGACAGCCTCGGTGTCGGGCGCAGGCGTTGCCTGCGTCTTCGGCTGGCTGCGCGTCTCGCTGGCGGCGACCTTCGGGTCGGGCGCAGCCGTATTCGGTTCGGTCATGGTGGTGTCCTCGGTTTCGACCGGCTCGGTCGGCTGGGTGGTGGCGGGGGTTGCGTCGTCGCTCGCCGGAGTCTGGGTCTGCTCCGTCATCGGGATCGGTCCTTTCGTTGTGGAAGGGGCGTCCCGGCGGTGAAGGACGCAGTCGTGAAGCGGGGAATGTGCGCGGAAGACCGCGGCGGGGTCGGCGCCGACCGCGACGGCGGAGACCTCGAAGGGCGTCCAATCCACCGCCCGCCAAAGCTCGCGGGCGGCCTCGGGCTTCGAGACCTCGAAGCGGTGGACTTGGTAGCCGATGGAGACCGCCCGGATGTGCCCGGCCTGAATGTCGCGCCAGATCGGCTCGACATCGGCACGTTCGCTAATCCGGACCAGCGCGATGCCGCGGCCGTTCTCGATCCGCGCCGAGCCCGGCACGACCGAGCCGATCACGGCGTCGAGCGTGTCGAGCTCGTGCACCTTCAGGAACGGCGCGCCCGCGTTCAGCCGGTCGAGCCGGACATGGGAGGGGTCGAGGCTGAGCTCCTCGTCGTAGGGCTCGCCAAAGAAAGTGGCGCGGCGGACGCGGGCGCCGGCCGACCAGACCACCTCGACGGTGCGGCTGTCGGCATCGGCCGTGTTCGGCGCAAGCTCCGCCGACCGGCGCATGGCCGGCAGTTCGATCATCGTGTCCATGAAGGTCAGTCCTGTTGGTCGGCCTGCGCCGGATCGGTTTCCGCGTCAGCGGAGGGGTCGTCGTCGGCGGGATCGCTCGCCGGATCGCTGGCTGGATCGGTCGATTGCGCGCTGCCGGTCTTGGTGACGCGGCGCGGGTCGCTGTCGAGCACCAGCCCCAGCGCATCGAGCTTGGCGTTGGTGGCAGCGATCTCGGCCAGCACGGCGTCGGGGTTGCGGCCCTGTTTCGCGATCACCTCCGCCAGCGTCATGGTGCCGGAGCGGATCGACAGCAGATTGGCCATCGCGTCCTTCTGCGGATCGACCGCCTCGAATTTGGGCGGCGACCATTCGACCGGCACGATGGGCGACGGGATCTGCCCTGCTGCCCACGCGGCCTCCGTGAACCATCGCCAGACCGGCGCGCAGAACATCGGGATGAACAGCTGCCATTGCACCGCGTCGATCTGGCGGCGGAACTCGACGAGCCCCGCCCGGATCGAGGAATAGTTCACCTGGGAGAGGTCCCCGGTCAGGAGCTCGTAGGGCACCCGAAACCCGGCCGAGATCGTGTGCAGGCTGGCCCGCTTGTATTCGCCATAGCCGCCCGTGGCGGATGGCTGGTTGAAGCGGATGTCCTTGCCGCCGCGCGCATAGGCGATCAGCCCCGGCTCGAACTGCTCGACCCGGTTGCCGTCGGCATCGACCACCGAGGGCGCGATGCCCTGTTGCGCCTCGTCGTCACCGAAGACGATGGCGGTGACGCAGGCCTCGGTCTTCTTGCGGACCAGTTCGGCCACCTCGTAGTCGTCGAGATCGCGCAAGCTGCGGATCACCGGCGCACCCCAGGGAACGCCGCGGGCCTGAGTCCTCTGCTTCTCATAGACATGGGCAATCTCGGTCGCGGGGACCGGGCGGCTCTGCAGGCCGTTCTGCAACGCGCCATAGGCGTCGCCGGGATGTTCGGCATGGAGCCAATAGGCCCGGCGCTTGCCGACCGGGTCGAACTCGATCCCCTGCACCAGACGTCCCGCGCCGAGGGCGCCGGATTTCGTGGCGTCGAGGAAGTCGGCCTCCAGCACCTGCAATTGCAGCGGCACCGGCAGGCCGTCGCTCGCGCGCCGCAGGCGGCGGCGAACCAGAACCTCGCCCGCCTCGACCATCTCGCGGCAGATCAGCGTCTGCAGGCCGTAGAAGTCGAGCTGCCCGTCGGCGTCGCACTCCGCCGTCCAGCGTTCGAACAGAGCATCGACCTTGCGGTCCAGCGTGTCGTCTCCGCTCGCGGCGCGCGGCATGATGCCCGCGCCGATGATGTTGTTGACCAGCACCGCCACGGCCTTGGCCGCATGCGGGTTGTTGCGCACGAGATCGCGCATCCGGTCACGCAGGAGCGCCCCGGCGACGCCGATCTCGGTATCGGCCGACGACCCCGGCGCGCGCCAGCCCTCGGTCCGCCGTCCACGTGCGGCGCCGTCATAGCCCCGTGTCAGGGTCTCGAAGGCCTGACGCGCCATGACGCGCCGGGCCGCCATGCGCGGCGCCACCGTGGCGATGGCGTGATCGAACCAGTTGGCCGACATCACCGGTCCCCGCGCGAGAAGCCAGCGCGCCCGGCCACCGGCAACGGCCGCGTGGTCCCCGCGATGGCGCGCTCGATGGTGCGGATCCGGGCGAGCAGGTCCTCGGCTGTGCCGTAATCCACCGACTTTCCGTCATAGCTGACCCGGGTCGTGCCGCTGGCATAGGCGCGCCGCAGCGCCGAGAGCTCGGTTTCCGTCCAGTCGGTCATCTTCAGAACCATCCTCCGCGCCGTCCGAGCCAGTCGGAGTGGCGCTTGCCCTGCGGGGCCTGTCCCGGCCGGTTGATCTGCCCGGCGGGATCGGTGTCGGTGGGGGCCGCCCCGAGCTGATCCTCGAGGTCGCGCCATTTCTCGTCCGGCCAGCGATCCGCGCCCGCGATCCAGGCGGCGGCGCGGGCATAGACCCGGCAGTCCAGCGCCTCGTTGCGCTCCCGAAGCTTCTGCCATTCGAGCTTCGTGAAGCCGCGCTTGCCCTTCACCGTGACCAGCTGCTCGGCGGC